GAGCGTAAAGAAAAAATTTTTTTGAAAATTGAATATGAGAATGAGAATACCATATTAAGCGTGATAGTAAAAAATTAAAAATGGTAGGATGCTCGCAGGGTGCGCTATTTGCTCGGCCAGTGTTGTCGCATCAATCCGGCTTCATGTTGGGCAACTTTGCGAAAATAAGGGCGCGGCAAGCTGTCAGGAATATCTTTTATATTCTCGGAAGCGTTGGGCATCAAGGGCTTATGCGTTTGCTGTGGCGTTGCTTGTGTCGTTTGCTGTGGTGGCCCCCTCACCTGATAATTGATGACCGATAGGGGGGAATCAGTAACTCTGCGTATCGTTGTTACCCTCTCGGATTTTTTACCCAAAAACCTTTGGGGTCTTATCAGAGCCTCTTTTGAGTCTTTAACATCTTAAAAATTAAGCTATTTACGTCAAACAGCAGCGTTTTATCAGAAACATGAACACTTTTTTCCAAGCTAATTAGTCAAAAAATAAAACGTCACCAACCTCGTTTATGCATACTTCCTACATCCTTATCCACAATGTCGTTTAACCTACTGCACATTTTTCAAACACTTTAAAAAATATAAAGCTGACTTACCACCCCACTTGTAATGAGGATTGTAGAGCTTAAACCCACAGCTAATAAGGCTATTAGCACTTGGTAAGTTGAATCCTTTAACATACGTCACGCAATGAGTAAGCCCAAGCTGTCTAGCCATCCTGAGCCTCGCTTTAATCATCTTCTTCTGCGTTCCACGGCCCCTGTAGGACTTCATTACCCCAGCCCTACTAAAATACCCCAGACCCTTGTTTTCCTTTCTCCTGCACAGTTTTAGCCCACTAAAGCCTACTGGATTACCAACCTTGTTGTAAGCTATCCACCAGTAAGTATCCTTTAACGATACTGGAGAATCACCTACAAAACATTTCCTGTCTAATTTAGACACTATTTGTAGATAAGTAATGGTTTTCTTATCCAATCCTAAACTTTCTAAAGGGATACTTCCAAGGTGATCTTTAACACTTTCTTCAATGGAATCATTAGAAGGAGAAACACACAGCTTAATAGATACATTAGAGTTATTATGCATAATATTATTGATAAATTGAAGATCAGGGTTATCGAGATTTAGCTTAGAGGCTAATGAGTTACAACCTTTTTAACGGATTCCTTAACCAACACTTTAAGCAACACTCTTTTCCAAAGGAGAATTTTTAACATCGCTTTAAGTCCTTGTTAAGATTGATTGTAAAAGGGGTAAAAAATCCTGTCAAGCATCTTTTTTTAAAAAAGTTCTAAAAGGTTGATGGTTAATGATTTGTGTTGTCGTTAAATTTAGGGTCTTTGAAAGAGTCTTGACTGAAACAGGGTCGTCCATCTTCAGCTAACGCTGGAAAATGACGAAGACATCTCAGTGTTCTTTCTTTNAATAGCTTAACAGTCTTGGGTCTTGTTTCGTGATACAACAAGTCCCTAAGAAACTCTTGGGTGTATTTCAAACTACGGTATTGTTCGTATCTAAGGCTCATAGATGAAGTAAGAGGAATTTTTTAAGTTTATGGTATTCAGTAGGGTTAAGATCGTCTTTCCTATTTGGAGCAATCATTCTGTGGTCGATGATGCTATCGAAAGGAATCTGATATTGCTTAATAATAGGTCTTAGATATTCAAGACATGAATACATCTGAGCAACTGTTAAAGGCTGTGAATAGGTGTCTTTTTCAAAGGCTACTCCAACACTGATGCTATTGAGGTCTTTCTTTCCCTTCCAGCTTGCTATTCCAGCGTGCCAAGTTCTTTGGTTAGGCCTAGCCAAGACTGTTCTTTTACCGTCTTCAGCAATGATACAATGGTAAGACACCCTTGAAGCAGGGTTAAGACACCAAGCCACGCTTCCAGCATAAGACCCTGCTGTATGGTGTAAAACCACGTATTGAGGCTTGATGGGTTTTGGAGATACATTGGGAGAGGGTTTGAATGATTCGCTGAAACCCACTTTCTTTTGAGCTACAGGGGGTCTGGGAGCCTCTTTTATCGGTTTTGGGGGTGAGGACACCGGAATGGGTTCTTTTTTGGTTTTAAGGAGGTTTAGGAGTGTGGTTAGGATGTTCATATTACGTTTACGGTTGAGCTTATCCACGTTCTGTCTCGTGGTTTGGTTCCGAAGACATTTTCGGAAAATTTACGAAGTTCTTCATCGAGCTTGGCTTCCTTGGCATCTTCTACGGCTCTGTCGATGTCTTGGGCCATTCTTTCTGTCCAGAAGGATACACCAATGGCTAGGGCATCAAGACGGTCATCTTGGGCAAGAGCACCACGGTCTTTGGTGATGCGGCTAAGTTGGTAAAAGAGTTGGTAGCGAAGGGCCATTTCTGGGGGAAGGTGTTGGTTGTCTCGGTAGTCACGTTCAATGACCCTTTTATCCACAATGAGCCTGTGTTGGTTAAGGATTGGCTCAAGGGTGTCGATAATCCGAAGCTCCTTCTGTTTGCTGTGCTTAACTTCTTCCACGGTGCATGGATAAATGCGTCCTAGAACTGGTCTAAGCAGTTGGGTAAACATACCTCCACCGTAGTTTTCCTCGACAATGATTTGTGTTACTTTCTGTCGTTTTGCGACAGTTGCCAACGCATTTAGAGTGTCATCAGTGTATCCACTGTTAAAGCCTCCGCTTTCAGTCAGGAAAAGCATACCGTGAAGGTATTTGAGGACTGCGTAGGCTGTTTCATCCTTACCTCTACCGGATGGGTCAATAGCCATAATACTGCCCTCGTAGGGTAGCCAATCCTCTTTGCTGACAAACATGGGGCTGTAGTAACGATCTCCACTCATCCCGACACACGGAAGGTCATCAATGACGTAATCAGGGCTACCAGCCCAAGCAATCTTCTGGGGGGAAAGCTCATGGTTAAGGCTCATCACGCAAAGGTCAGAGAGCTTTAGCGGGTATCGCTCCATGTCTGATAAGCTCGTATCAAGCATGAACTGAAGCTGGAAACCACTCTTACCATAACTAGCTTCACGCTCCATAAGGTCAAGGTCACTGAAGCGTTTTGGGTCAGTGGTTTTGTAAGAAATGTTGGGGTCTTTTTCTAACAACTCTAGGATTTTTGGAGCCAGTTTATCTCCATAGGCTACAACTTTGTTTGCTTCAGGGTATCGGGCAGGCCAAATACGGCAAACGTAGCCACGTTCTTGTAGCTTGTTGTAAAGGGATTCCTCGCATTGTGGAGTGCCTAGAAACATGATCTTACCCTCCGGTTTAAGCACAGCTTCAAATTCCTTAACCGATTCGGCAACCCTATCCCGCATACCTTGGGTCATGGAATTGTTGGCACTCTCTACGTCATCGGCAATGATCTCATCAGCACGGCTACCAGTAATCATGCCAGTGATGCCTACAGACTTCACAGAAGGGCTGTGGGAGGCTCCTGCTGGGCCAACGTCAAAGGCTATCTTACTGCTGCGTTGGTCTTCTGTGGGACGGAGATGTTGGAGAATGGGAAGCTCATTGATAAGCCGAAGGGTAAAGGTGCTAAAGTCATCAGCACGACTCTTGGAAGCTGAGACAACCAAGAACTTCTTATCAGGGTTTAGCAGTAGTTGGTGACAAACGTGAGCACTTGTGATGTAGCTTTTACCCACACCACGAAAGGCTTCAATGATGGAACGCTTTGGGGCGTTTTGAATAAACTCGGCTATATCATATTGAATATCAGTAGGTTGGGGAAGATTGAGATGCTTCCACACTACATACAGAAAGTTCCGAAAGTCGTGTAACCTTGGGTCAATCGCTACTGCGGTTTTTGCGTGTTTTGATTGGTTTCTCGACATAGCGTTCTAAGAAGAAGGTTTCACCCTCTGGGCCAGTGGTAAAACGAACCTCGTATTTGTTTTCCATAAGCCAACTAAAGATTTCTTTCTCATGGGGATGTCCCTTCCACACTTCAACAGAAAGGAAGTAAGGACGGCTTTTCATGTTTTTTAGCACAGCCCATTCCATGCCTTCACAATCCAACACCATAGCGTCAATGGTTCCATCGTCTATAAAAGTGAAGGGAAATGTCTTAACAGTTGTTACAGGGCCGTAGCAGGGGGTAGGACTCCAATACCCCTCGACGTAGCTAGAGCCTCCGTTAAGACGTAAATTGATTTCCCCCTCTTGATCTGCTTCGGTAATAGCTGCACGATAAATTGTCGCATCAGGCATTGTAGCTTGAGCTAGGTCGGCTAGTTCTGGGTTAGGCTCAACCAAGATGATCTTATCAGCAAGTTTCTCACGGTAAATATCAGGAGCAGCCGCAATATCCAAAGGCCCAACACCACATTCACAGAAGGTTCTAATCTTCAGGTCTTTGTTGAGCTTTAGGATGTAAGCAAAATCGGTAAACCAACGGATTTGACGCAGTTCTTCAATAGTTTTCATTTGTTTAGAAGTTGTAGGGCTTTTTTGAACACACGGTCAGGGTCAAGGGAAGCCAAGACCTCACACTGACCGGACTGACTGCAAGGTTTGTCTTTAGGGAAAATACCATTCTTGTTGTTGCTGTGATGCCTGCACGGAGCACATTCCCCACGTTGCTGAAAACACCACACAGAGTCAAAATAATTGGTTCTCAAGTCCCATTGAAACGGAGCATACAGACCAAGAGCTTTGACACCCATAGCCCCAGCAAAGTGAATACCGCTTGAATCTGGGCCAATAACAAGGTCACAAGACTTGAGAAAAGCTACAGATTCCTCCCAAGACATACCCTCTTTGGTCATGTTGTAAACCCATCCTTTAGCTGGGGTTGAACCGATTTCAATGCTATTTGGTTCTCCGAGAAGACACACTTCAAAACCCCCTTCTTGAGCTAGTTTTGTCACAAGTTCACATGAGTTTTTGTGAGGATAACTCCTAACAGGACTGGAAGCAGACCATTGATAGCCGATACGGATTCTGTCTTTATTCTTGGCTACAGGGATTAGATGAGCCTTGTAAACGTGTTCTTCTTTGGGGGTGTAAACAAGGGATTTCTTAATTGTTTCCTTGTCTGGTAAAGCCATCCCAGCAGCCCAAAACATACAATCTACAGCAGGAACCGCATCGTTATTTTCAACTGCACCCTCTAAATTAAGGATGTAGCAGTTTTGCGGTAATTCTGTGACTTTGACAGGAAACGGTAATACGTTATCAACAGATTTGCAATTAAGCGCAACAAAGTGAT